TTGACCAACTATGCTCAGATTTCACGCAAGACTATTGTCTTGTCGAACACTGAAGAAGTTGTCAACAAAGCAGGCCGCCGTTCTGAGTTGGCCTATCAGATCGCCAAGCGCGGTTCTGAATTGAAGCGTGACCAAGAGTTTGTGATGTTGAACGGCGGCATTGCTGTTGCTGGTAACACCACCACAGCTCGCGTGACTGCTTCTTTGGGTGCTTTCATCAAGACCAACGTGGACTATGACACCACCAACGGCGTAAATCCCAGCTACACCACCTTGCCTAACTCAGCTCGCACTGACGGCACTGTGCGTACTTTCACTGAAACCATTCTCAAGAATGTGATTCAAAAAGTATGGACACAAGGTGGCACACCTAAGATTTTGATGGTTGGTCCAGTGAACAAGCAGCGCGTTTCTGGCTTCTCTGGCATCGCATCTGCTCGCTACAACATCAATGGTGGTGATCGTCCTGCAACCATAATTGGCGCGGCAGACATTTATGTGTCAGATTTTGGCCAGGTTCAGGTAGTACCCAACCGCTTCCAGCGTGAACGTGACGCTTGGGTGATCGATCCTGAGTACGCAAAGATGACTGTCCTGCGTCCTTACCAACAAGTTGAGTTGGCAAAGACTGGTGACGCTGAGAAGCGTATGCTTTTGGTCGAATGGGGTCATAAAGTATTGGCAGAAAACGCACATGGTCTGGCAGCAGACTTGGTAACTTCTTAAACGAAGCAAGAGGAGAGGGGGGAGAAATCCCCCCTTTTTTACATGGAAAAAAGAATATTCAGCGAAGACAAAGACCTAGGCATCAAACGCTATTGGCACTACAACAATGAGACTGATGAGGCAACGATTCAGACCCAACAAGATGTAACGGCCATCATTGAAGAGAACAAGCAAGAGTTCAATATGGTTGACGAGCGTGCTGGCTGGAAAGGTGAATTTCACCGCGTTGCAAGCATTCCCATGTCTATATATTCTCAGCTCAAAGCAGAGGGTAAGCTGGAAGATCAGGAGTACATGAAGCGTTGGCTCAACGACCCTGAGAACAAATTTTTCCGAGTACGGCCAGGACAAGTATGAAATACATTGCATTAGCAACTCCAGCACGCGACATGGTTCACACCATGTTTACCTATGACCTAGTCAATATGGTGGCGTACCACACGCTAAATACCAATGACGCAGTCAGCCTAAAAATCTCGCAAGGCACTCTAATTGCCAATCAGCGAGCTGAACTGTGCTTGGATGCGATGCGCGAAAAATGCACTCATGTGCTTTTTATTGATTCAGATATGCGGTTTCCACAGGACATGATTGAGCGTTTGCTGCAACATGACTTGGACATTGTGGCGACCAACTGCGCTAGACGCAGAATGCCCACAGGACCAACCGCGCAGATTTACAAAGAGAATGGCGAGCGAGAGTTGGTATATACGATGCCCGAATCAACTGGCCTGCAAGAGGTTGGCTCAGTTGGCATGGGCGTGATGCTGATCAAGGCCAATGTCTTTGCAGCGTTGTCAGAGCCTTGGTTTGAGACTCCATGGCGGCATGACAAACGTGGCTACATTGGAGAGGATGTTTTCTTCTGTAAGAAAGCCAGAGATGCAGGCTTTAAGATATGGATTGATCATGATGTGAGCAAGGAAATAGGCCACATTGGGATGTTTGAATTCAAGCATGACCATACTTGGGTGATGCGTGAAGTCCAAGAAACTGAAAAGGTTACCTGATGGCACTCACGACTTATGCGGAGCTGAAGACCTCGGTTGGCGACTGGCTCAACCGCACTGACTTGGCAACCGCCATTTCAGACTTTGTCAGTTTGGCAGAGGCTCAAATTGAGCGCCAGTTGCGTACACGCCAAATGATTGTGCGCGCCAATGCATCATTTGCGGCGGCGGCTGAGTACGGCACAGTGCCTGATGACTTCTTAGAAACCAAGTCCATCAAGCTCAATACCAATCCAATCACCAACCTGACATTTCAGACCATTGACGCAATGGACTCACTGTCAAACACTACTTACTTGTCCAGCGGCAAGCCTTTGTATTTCAGTGTGGTTGGCAATCAATTCAGACTGTTGCCAATACCTGATGGCGCATACACCGCCGAGCTTGTCTATTACGCAAAGTTGGCTAAGTTATCAAATACAAACACCACCAACTGGCTGCTGACTCAAGCGCCTGATGTGTATTTGTATGGTTCACTTTTACAGGCTGCGCCATACCTACAAGACGATGCGAGAATCTCTGTATGGTCATCGCTGTATCAGGCAGGACTGGATCAATTGCAGATTGCAGATGATCGTGGTTCTACATCAGGCGGTGCAATTATGACAAGGGCAAGGACATTTGGATGATAGTTACCACCACCAAAGGCGAGATGGACGATTCATTGCTAGAGAAGCGTGAGGGTTCAATTGATACTGATACCGAGACAACGAGTTGGGTAGAGTATTGGCTTGCTGATGAGATGGTGCATCGATCTGTCCACATGGCGCTCAAGCGCGGTGTCTTTGCTGATGGCATCAGTCAACAAATTTAAGGAATAAAACCATGGCCAATACGCAAGCAATGTGTACCAGTTTTAAGGGTGAGCTTCTTGTCGGACACCATAACTTTGGCACTGGCGTGGTACGCGCTGCCACTACAGCAGATACCTTCAAGGCTGCCTTGTACTTGGCCTCTGCCACTGTCAATGCGTCCACCACAGCCTACAGTTCTACAGGCGAGGTGACAGGCACTGGCTACACCGCAGGCGGCGTCACAGTGACATTTGGCACTGCACCAAGCACCAGTGGAACTACAGCGTTTGTGACTCCAAGCGCCAGCATTAGCTACTCTGCTGTTACCCTTTCTACAGCCTTTGACGCGGTTTTGATCTATAACTCGACTCAGTCAAACAAGGCAGTCAGCGTCCATACCTTTGGTAGTCAGACAGTGACTGCTGGGACATTTACGCTGACCATGCCGACCAATGATGCAAGCACTGGCCTGATCAGGCTGGCTTAACCAAGGGGCAGCGGCATGGCTGCATATGGTTCTGGCTATTACGGCCTTGGCGTCTATGGCATAGGTAATGTCGTCATCAGTGGCAATCAGGCGACTGGTGCTGTTGGCACACTACTAGCCAGCAGATCAATCCAAGAAGATGGGACGATTGCAACAGGCAATGTCGGCACTGTTGGATTAAGTGTATCTATTGCCATCAGTGGCAATGCAGCCACTTGTGCTGTTGGATCAGTCCTAGCGGCATCAAGCAAGGCCATTACAGGCAATGCGTCAACTCTGTCGGTTGGTAGCGTCACCCAGTCTGCTGCAATTGACTTAGTTGGTAACTTTTCAACTGGATCGGTTGGCACTGTTGGCGTAACCAGCACTAAAGCCATTACAAGTAATTCCTCCACTGGTGCTGTTGGCGCTATGGGAACAGAGGTTATATCGTTCCAAGCAATTACTGGCGTTGAGGGTACTGGCGCTGTTGGATCAATTGCAGGATTGACCATAGAGGTTGCGATAATTGGCGTTGAGTCAATTTGCGCTGTTGGCACAATGATTGGATATGGTTGGGGTGCTATTCCTGACACATCTGAGAGTTGGATGCCTGAGTCAGATACATCAGAGAGTTGGACGCCAGTTTCAGATACATCCGAGAGCTGGACGCCAGTTTCAGACACATCAGAAAATTGGTCTGATTTAGCAGACAATTCAATCACTTGGCAAGAGGCCGCATAGGAGTTTCATCATGGCAGATACCACCACCACCAATCTATTACTGACAAAGCCCGAGGTAGGTGCGTCAACTGATACATGGGGTACAAAGATCAATACCGACTTAGATAGCGTGGACGCTGTCTTTGCGGCTGCTGGAACTGGCACATCAGTTGGCTTGAATGTCGGATCGGGCAAGACACTCACGCTTGCTGGAACAGTCAAGTTCGCTGGATCAACATCAGGAACTACGACAGTCGCAGCAACTGCTGTAGCTGGTACTACAACTCTGACGCTTCCAGCGGCTACAGATACATTGGTTGGTAAGGCTACAACCGATACGCTGACCAATAAGACTTTGACAGGTGCTGTAATGAATGGCACATTGGGAGCAACAACCCCTAGCACAGTTGCGGCAACTTCTATTACGGCATCTACTACTTTGGGTGTTACTGGAGTTGCCACATTTTCTGCTGGAACAGCGGCACTTCCTGCCATCACCACAACAGGCGACACCAACACAGGTATCTTCTTCCCTGCCGCTGACGTTGTTGGTGTGTCCACAGGAGGCAGTGAGAGGGCTAGGATCGACTCCAGCGGCAATACCTTTATTGGCGTAAGCAGTGCAGTTTGGGATGAAAGATTGGGTATTCGACCTGTGACTGGTGCTGGAGCAGTTGGTATTGGTGTCTATTCAGCGTCTTCCACATATGCAAGTTCAATGGTTCGTGTACAAGCCGAAACAACTAGTACTGCTTGGAAAATGTACGAGGGTCGAGGAAATGGCGGTACTCAACTATTTTATGTTGATGGAACTGGCGGCGGTTATTTTGCTGGCAATGTTGGTATAGGTACTACTTCGCCAAGCACATACAGTGGCTCAAACTTAGTTTCATTCTATGCAGGAGGTAATAATTTTGCTGGTCTTACTTCCATTAACAGCAACTCAGGAACAGGAATAGGCGGTATTCAGTTTGGTTCTGATTCAACTTATGTAAAAGCCGCTATTGGTTTGGTTCGTTCAGGAGCAAATGGTCAAGGGTCAATTGTTTTTTATAACGATAGCAATGCAGATGCCGCTAATTGGGCAACCACAGACGAAAAGATGCGTATCGACACCAGCGGTAATGTACTTGTTACCAATGCCGCTGGTCTTGGCTATGGTACAGGTTCAGGGGGTACTGTTACACAAGGAACAAGTCGAGGAACTGCGGTCACCATAAATAAACCAACAGGCGCAATTACTATGTTTACTGCGGCTGGCAGTTTAACTTGGTCACAATTCACTGTTAACAATAGCCTTGTTACGGCAACAGACACAATTATCGTAAATCAAAAAGCTGGAGCGGTTAACTTCTATGTTTATCAAATTCTTGCTATTACAGCGGGTTCATTTAATATAGGTTTTGCGTCTGTATCGGGAGTAGCCAGTGATGGCCCTGTACTTAATTTTGCAATCATCAAAGGAGCAACATCATGATTTATTTAGCCGCAGTCTGTCACGACATCAAATCAAACACTCTTGAAGCCACATGGCTTGAAGAAACAGAAACAGAACTCAAACGAGTAAAGTGCCGCAACTACAGCATTGAGCAAAAGGATGAGTTCCTTGCTGACTGTGGTGATGATGGTCAGAAGTATGTAACTTTAGCAGGTTGGTAATCATGGCAACAATCACTTGGAAAATCGCACAACTCGACCGCCAAACATCTGATGGTTTGGTAACCACTGCTCACTGGCGTGTAGACGCTGTTGATGGCGAATACTTTGCTGGCTCTTATGGCTCAGTGGGCTTTGAGCGTGGTGAAACATTTATTGCTTACGATTCTTTGACTGAGGCTCAAGTAATTGCTTGGGTTAAAGACAAGCTAGAAGTGGCTGATATTGAGGCGGGTCTTACCAAACAGATCGCCGCAAAGAAAGCACCAACAACAGCAACAGGGACACCTTGGTAATGGATAACCAGCAAATCTTCAATGTTGTATTCAGCATTGCTGGATTCTTGGCCGTCTATTTGATCAACAGTCTAACTAGGCAAATACAAAAGCTGGAAGACAAGGTCAACGACCTACCTCACAGCTATGTGCAAAAGGATGACTACCGATCTGACATTGCAGAAATCAAGGCCATCTTGAAGCAGATTTTTGACAAACTAGACAGCAAGCAAGACAAATGATGTGGACCCTTTCACCCTGGCACTGGCTGCCATTGCATCAATAAAGCAGGGCGTTGCGCTTTATAAGGATATAAAGCAAACAGGTGGTGAGCTGGGGAAGATCACAAAAGATATTTCGGGTTTCATAGGTCAGTTTTTTGAGGCGCATGAAGAAGTAAAGAAAGACGCTGAAGATCAAAAGCGCAACCCTCCAAAAACAAAATCTCTCAAGGCGCAGGCTCTTGACAATGTCTTCAACCAAATCGAATTGGAAAGACAGTCAGTTGAGCTAAGAGAATTCCTAATCTATCAAGTTGACCCAGCGCTGGGTGCAGTGTGGTCAAGATTTGAAGAAGAGTATGCAAGACTCAATGAGGAGCAAGAAAAGGAAAGGCTAGAACAGGAAGCAAAGGACAGGGTGGTGGCATGGCAACGAAGAAAAATGCTAAACCAACTACAAGACAGGGCATTGGTAATAGCAGCAGTGATGATCGTTTTTATATACCTCCAGTTTCTATTCCTAGCAATCCACCAAATGAAAGTAACGAGATGGGGTTCATAATTGCATTCATCTCAATGGTTGTTGTCTTTGGTCTGTTGCTGCCAATCATTGGCTCAATGTATCTAGATATTCTTGAGGCAAAAAAAGAAACAAAGCAGCAACAAGAGCAAGTTAAACGGCTAATAAATAAGATGGAGAAAAAGGAATGATTCCAATTGTCGCGTCACTACTTGGCACATTAGCCCAAAACGGATTGGGGCTACTTTCATCAGCTATTCAAGCCAAGGGTAAAGAGGTGGTGGAGAACACGCTTGGTGTCAAGATTGCGGATAACCCGACACCCGAAGATGTCAGCAAGTTGCGCCAGTTGCAATTTGAGCATGAAGAGAGACTGCTTGAGTTAGGCATTGAGAAGGCCAAGATGGAGCTGGCAGAGCTTGATCTGTTGGCAAAGGCTGCACAGAATGACGCCGACAACATCACAGACCGCTGGGAAGCGGATATGAATAGCGACAGTTGGCTATCCAAGAACATACGCCCAATGAGCCTTATAGCCATCTTTCTAGGCTACTTCTTGTTTGCCATGATGTCTGCATACGGCCTAAACGCCAATGAGTCGTATGTAACTTTGCTTGGCAATTGGGGTATGTTGATTATGGGCGCATACTTTGGTGGCCGTACAGTTGAAAAGCTGGCAGAAATGAGGAAGAAATGAGCCTTAACACTGAACAAGCTGCATTCCTGCTAGATATGTGCAAACTGATTCAGTACGCTACAGATCAGGGCTTTGTGGTGACTGGTGGCGAGCTGGCGCGGACTGCCGAACAACAAGCGATCTACTTTAAGAATGGCCGCAGCAAAACCATGAACTCCATCCACTTAAAGCGTTGCGCCATTGATCTGAACTTCTTTAAGGATGGCAAAATCATTTGGGACAAGTCAACCATTGCGCCACTTGGCGCGTTTTGGGAAAGTCTGCATCCAAAGAATCGATGGGGCGGTAACTTCTCCAATTTGGTGGACTGCCCACACTTTGAGAGAAACGTCTAATGGCGCTCAATCTTGGTCAGCAGATAACTACACCAGCGCAGCCAAACCTTGGCTCGCCTACGCCTGCCTATGACCAAGGCTTTTTCGGCACTTCATTTGGCGGTTTGAATGTCTACTTCACCAAGCTGACGGCCATCTTTTCCAGTATCCTCGGACCGCGTGGTGGTAGGTGGATCAATAATCCGTATGGTGCGTTTCAAGATGGCACAGACCAAGTAGCGGCCAATACAACAACGGCCTACGCCATCACCTTTGACACTACCGACTTCAGCAATGGCGTTACCTTGTCGAATTCGTCAAGACTCAATGTGTCTCAGGCTGGTTTGTACAACTTGCAATTCAGTATCCAGTTTACAAATACCACCAATGCATCTCAAGATGTGGATGTTTGGTTTCGCAAGAACGGCACAAACATTGACAAATCAAACAGCAGATTTGGCTTTGCGCCAAGAAAAGGTGCTGGCGACCCATATCACACCATTGCCGCGCTGAACTTCTTTGTCAGTTTAGCGGCCAATGACTATGTGCAGATCATGTGGCGGCCAACAGATGTTGGTGTTCAGATTGAGCATTACGCGGCCAGCAGCTCGCCGACCAGACCGGCAGTGCCATCAGTCATTGCCACACTTTCTTTTGTGTCCAATTTGTCTACAGAAACCGCATAATTGACCTATGGCACTCATACCCTTAAAGATTCCACCAGGCGTGTACCGCAACGGCACTGAGTACCAGTCTGCTGGCCGATGGTTTGACGCCAATCTAGTACGCTGGTTTGAGAACACTCTCAGACCGATTGGCGGTTGGCGCAAGAAGTCCAGTAACCAAATAACTGGCGTCTGTCGAGGATTATTGACTTGGAGGGATAACACTGGTAATCGATGGATTGCTGCTGGAACAAGTTCAAAACTATATGTAATGAATGAAAGTGGCACGTTAAAAGATATTACGCCAACAGGATTCACGACTGGACGTACCGATGCGTCCATAAAAACAGGTTATGGATATTCAAACTATGGATCGTATAGTTATGGTGTTGCGCGTCCAGATAATGTTTCAATATTTCCAGCTACCACATGGAGTCTAGATACTTTTGGCGAGTACCTAATTGGCTGCTCAGACTCTGATGGCAAGCTATACGAGTGGCAGTTGGGATTTGCAACGCCAACTTTGGCGGTTGCCATCACCAACGCGCCAACAGGATGTCAAGCTGTAATGTCTACCGCCGAGCGTTTTATCTTTGCTTTGGGCGCGTCTAGCAACCCTAGACTGGTTAAATGGTGCGATCAAGAAAACAATACTGTATGGACGGCTGCCGCCACTAATCAGGCGGGTGACTTTGAGTTGCAAACAGTTGGCGCTTTAAAGGCAGGCAAAAAAGTTCGTGGCATCAATTTACTGTTTACCGATGTTGATGTGCATACTGCAACATTCGTTGGACTGCCATATGTCTACTCATTTGAAAAGGCTGGCAGCGGTTGCGGATTGATTTCAGCACAGGCCGTGGCAGCCATCGATACTGCCGCCATGTGGATGAGTACATCAGGCTTTTGGTTATTTGATGGATTTGTCAAGCCTTTGCCTTGTGATGTATCTGATTATGTGTTTCAGAATCTGAACTACAACCAGTCAAGCAAGGTGTATGCAGTCCATAACTCCAAGTATGGCGAGATATGGTGGTTTTACCCATCTAGTTCTAGCAATGAAGTTGACTCTTATGTCATCTACAACTACCGCGAATCGCATTGGAACATTGGCTCACTGTCTCGCACAGCAGGCACTGACCGAGGTGTATTCCTGCAACCTTTGATGGTGTCATCTGACGGCTACATCTATGAGCATGAGGTTGGCTACGACTACGACTCTGGCTCTGTCTATGCCGAGTCTGGACCTTATGAGATTGGCTCTGGTGAAAACATTATGTCGGTACGCCAAGTAATACCTGATGAGCAGACTTTGGGCGAGGTGCAGATCAGCTTTAAGTCTAGGATGTACCCGACATCAACTGAGACAAGTCATGGTCCATATCCAGCGGCGCAGCCAACCGATGTGCGGTTTTCTGGGCGTCAGGTAAAAGTCAAATATACAGGTGCAGTTTTGGAAGATTGGCGCGTTGGCATCAATCGATTTGATGTTGTTGCGATGGGCAAGCGTTGACAGACGAAGAGGATTTGCAGAGGCTGCGCCATCATGTTGAGGCGGCACTAGAATACTCTGGTGGAACTCATGGAATTGAGGACATTGCAGAGGGTCTTAAGTCAGGCAGATTTCAATTGTGGCCTGCTGACGACTCTGTGGTGGTGACTGAGATCATTGTCTACCCGCGACTCAAGAATTTGCACTTCTTTCTTGCTGGCGGAAACCTTGATGAACTCAGGCTGATGCGACCACTCATTGAGGATTGGGGCAGGCAGATTGGTTGCACGCGAGTTACTTTAGCTGGCCGTAAGGGTTGGGCTAAAACATTTTTGGCAGATGAGGGATATGCACCAAAGTGGCATATCTTGTCTAAGGAGTTGATATGAGTCAAGGTGGTGGAGAGGTATCTCCAGCGGTTATTGTGTATGGTCCTGACGGAAAGGCGTATGGCAGTCCTGCGGCTGCTAAAGCTGCTGGCGTAGA